GTAGATATGTAAACGCCATAGCATTCACTTCCCAAGCCTCATCGTTGGTAGTAGGACCATCAATCTTCACTTGTATGGCTTTTGCTGTCCCAAGCGTTGGTAAGCGTTCAATGTTTGTGACGCTAGTATTCGGCTCTCCAGCCCACGTAGCAGCCGTAGCCGCTGGTGGAGTAGCTGCCCATGTACTCGTACCCCAGCTGCCTCCTGTGGATGCTTCTGTTTGAACACCAAAAGGCATTTGTTTCGTGTAATCAGAACTGTTGTAATCGACATACAACTTTGCTGTCAAAGCAACCGTATTATCTGAGCTCACGACGATACGTGGTTTTCCCCAACGTTTACGCACAATAGGGTTGCCCCCCACAAGCCAACTCGACGTATACGAACTGTCTATATGAGAAGCAGCAGAACCATAAAAATCTGATTCTAAGTTCTGTTCTAAATGAATAACACGACCCGTGTTTTCTTCACATCCCGCTAAAAGCTCTTGTGCCGCATTAGGTGGAGCAAACGCCAACATTACATTAGCGTCTATGTCAGTCATAGTCCACGCTCCAGGGCCATCAGGTACTCCCAGCGTCGGGTCATAAATCAATACTCGACGTTTAGCGTTACTTCCGCTTGTCTCATCCCAGTCAACAGAAACGTATAAACGGTTTTTGAACCAAGCAAGCTGTGGTGGACTATTGAATTGTAATCTGCCGTCGTCAATCGCTGGCATAAGTTTCTCAAAAACCCAGTTAAATGAGTTTCCGTCGTAAACATAAACGCCTTGCCTGTCATACCAGAAGAACACACCGTAAGGAGTTGACACAGGAGAAGAAAGCGAAACTGACCCAACATCTTGGCTTAAAGCAACAAGACGAAACGAATCAGTGCTGTACCCATACAAAGCATGAACACTATTTGTTTTGAATATCAGTAAACGGTCAGCGAAAGGCACTAGACCCGATAATTCGTCGCCTCGTTCTCCCACGTTGACATCGACATAGTCGTAATCAAACCATGTTTCTGGGTCATCGAGTTTAGACCAGCGAACCCGATTCGGATACGCTGTTCCACCTTCGGTGCTATGAGCTACCCAAGCATGGTTATTCCAATGACAAGTGTATTTAGCTATAGGGTAGTTACCTGCTGAACCGTTAATGTTTGAAGCCAAGTTCGAAGCCGTTGTGCCGTCATAAACAAAGGACGCAGCATTTCCCGAAACTCCATAAAACTTGTTGTTAGTTGTTTGCCCGTACAAACGATCATTGTTGGTTACCGATACCCCCGAAAGGGCAGTGAAATCACCTGTAGCGGATTCAGCGACAGTAGTACCATGCGAACAGATAACTCGAGGTGTTCCCCCATCAGGAGTGAACTGCGCCAACCCAGTAGCATTTTGAAGTAGCGCTGTTCCGTTACGCACATTTACCCCAAGACGCATTTTGATGCCACCTCTAGGGTCCACATCTACATTGAGCATCGCTGGGCTCTCCGAAGGCGCAAGATTGAACTGATCTGATCGTAAATTCAAACCGCCGCTAAAGTCTTGCAGCATTTGCAATTTGAAGCCATCTCGTGCCATTCCTACTCCCAGGAATATCGCAAGCGATCAGGCATGATGCTTTGCGAACGCCACCTGGAAGCAAGACGATCATTGATAACCAACGGTTGTGGAGCAGGACTGTCCAAATGGCGTGCTCTGAGATTGTCTAACTCTCTAACAAATATGTTGAAATACGAAGCAGCCATATCAAGATCTTCTTGCTGTTCGTAAGCTCGACTCACACCGTAAGTAGCTATCAAAATGTGGAAAGGTTCTGGGAAATCGCTAGGTGAAGTTCCATCTACCGAACCAGCCCCAAACGCTGTTGGATTCTTGTATCCACGGACATGAATAGTTTTGACACCACCAGGTGTCGGATAAATTCTTGCGGTTTCTCCCCAGTAGCTCCAATAGTATGGATCTCCATTGCTTGCAGAATCCAAAGGATAAACAACGTCTGCGTCATCTCGACCCAAGAACGTCAATACCCAATCGTCTGTTCTTAAAGACTGGATTTCTCGCAAACCGTTAGTTACAGAAGCACCAACAGTCGCTATTGGATAATCTTTTTGTAAACCTACTGTGTCGAAAGTTGTTGAAACTTCATACCAGGGCCAACGTTTTTCGCTGTAAACAATTTGGTCGTAACCTTCACCCAGGAAACGGTTTAATACATCATCGGAAATGTCGCTGCTGTCGATTTCTACAACGCTTCTAATATATGAACGCATTTCTTCGATTTGCATAAACCCTACTCAGGTAGTTGTGAATGGAAAACGCAGCGATTCGTTCCAACCATTGGTGTTGCTTTACACGCCCCACCAGATTTAGTAGTAGATACGCATTTATCTGCAACAACTTCACCAGCGTAAGCTGGAGCTTGTGAGACTTTCCGACCACCTACATATTCGACAGTTAGCCCTTCGGCGTCATCGGTAGGTTGACCGTAAATTCTTGTGTTCTTGCTGTATCCAACTTGGAGGCTACGAGGCATAAGTTCCTAACTATTGGGGGGATGAGAGCCGAAGCTCTCATCCCCCACCGTATAGCTAATTATCAGGTGACACCCTCTAGGTAACCTTGACGGTCCCTATTTGAGCAGGTCAACTGTCCATAGCAAAGGATTTGGCTGAATACCGCATCCTGGTTTGTTGGGCGCACGAACGGCGTTGGCTTAAACCAAGTATCCGAGTGACGCACAAGTTGCAGGTACTTCGTGTTCAGCATGTAGATAACACCGTCGGCGTTAGCTGCATCGAAGGTCCACGGAGCTCCCTTATACATGAGGTTCTGGAATCCTGCGTCCGCCATGTCCGTATCGGTGTAGCGGATGTTGCTGGTTAACAGAGCCTCATAGCTTTCATAGTCATCTGCTTTTGAGATGATTATGGTGGGCTGGTCGTTGCCGACGCTTACGCTGTTGTAGCGTGTCGCCAGTTTCGCCAGAGTCAAAGCACCAGTTGTGGTTGTCGCTTGTGACTTCCAGAACTCGTTGCCTGTTACTGACGGGTCAATTCCACCAAGGGTGTTAGCTGTAAGAGCGGAGTCGTTCACGATGTTTGTGAGTCCGTTCCAGTCCTTGTTGGTGTTGCCAGTGCCATCAGCGTGGAACATGGTGTTCATGTTTTCGATGATGGTTTCTTGTGTTTGGAAGATTTTGCCTTCGAGAAGGTCAATGATTTGAGCTTCGCCGTTGTTTTTGGCTTCTTCCATACCGTTGATCGTTACGGTAGCCGCATACTGACCCCAGTCGTACTCAGCAGCTGAAATGCCTGTTTGAGCAGTCGTGGAAATAGTGTCGGTGCCGCTGTACGAAGAAGCGGTTGAGTTGGTGCCATAGATGATTGGAACAACAATCTTTGCGCCACCGCTAACTGTTCGCATTGTTGACGAGTTTGTCAACGCATAGAACAGTGGACGAGCCGAAAAGACGTTGTCAACCAGCTTAGGAACGTAGTTGTTGAGAGTCGTAGTCAGAATCTCATCGAAATTGCTGTTACCAGCCATTTTGAATTACTCCTAAAAGGTTAAGTGCCTAATTGTTCTTTTGCCAGTGCAAACGCTTCTCTGATACTGGTAACACTTTTCGGAGCTTTAGTTTGGGTTCCCGCTTGGGTTGACCCGCCAGGTGTAACAACAGCAGCCGCTGAACGCTTATTTTCTATGATATCGCGTTCTTCTTGCAGTTTATCTGCTGTTGATTTGACGTTATTGAACTGCCAGTGAGCATACGCTGCATCAAGATTAGCTATCTTGTTTTTAATCGCATGGTTTAACAGATCTTGTTTGTCGAAATCTCCGTACTGTTCTTGTAGTTTCAGAACTTCACGTTCTACTGATCGCTGACGCTCTGCAGCTTCTTGTTGCTCAATTTTTGCTTCAAGAACTCGAAGTTTCTTTTCCGTTGGGTCAAGAAATTCGTCATCCTCGATATCGTCGCCTAAAGCCAGAGAAACATCTAGCGTTTCCGCTAGTGCATGCAAAGTCGCTTTAGGGTCTGATTCCAAAGCAGCAACAATCGCTTCGGCTTGTTGAAGCCGTTCACGTTCAGCCGATAAATCCTGCGTTTTGCGTGTATAATCCGCTTGACGCTGGTAACCGTTTTGAAGTTCGGCCAAGGTGACCTGCTGTTCTTCGCCATCAATCTTGATGGTGTAAAGCTCACCAGGTTCTTCTGGAACTTCTTGTGCAGCATCAGGAGTGTCAACTTCGACGGGTTCCTCTGCTGCTATTTCTTCTATTTCGGACACAAGCCCTCCTGTGAGTCCTAAATGGTTGCTCACCCGTAACAGCAAAGGTGTCCCACTTAGAGTGCTGGAAGATCCATACCCATCTGATTTTGTAGTTGCGCTAGCAACTCAGGAGGTATTCCACCAGTGGGAGCGAACGCCCCACCTTGCGGATTCATTGCCCTGGGATCCACAGAACCAGGCATAGGAGGCGCTCCTTCAGGCGGAACTTGGCCTTCTTCTGCAGCGACAGCTTGATCAGGTGCTTGCATCAAGAACTTCTCTGGATCTTTGATACCAAACCCTGATTCCAAAACATGAACCGCTAAAGCTTGTGGATCTATAACAGTGCCAACCATTGGAGAAATAGCGTTCATCAAGCTAATAGCTTGCTGCTTCCTAATTGTTTCATTCATGGGTTGCGTTGAACCAGCTTGAACTGAGAAATCGTATTCTCCGACAATGTCATCTCGAGAGTAATTAACAAACATGTCTTCGCCACTAATAGTGACTCGAGCCATTTGTTGCCCAGTCATAAACTGTTGCATTAGCTGAATGACACGTCGAGCAACACTTGAAATTCCTATTTCAACAATAGCCAACTTGTCTGCCGCTCGAGCGTTCTGGGCGTCAGCAATAATGCTTGCTTCAGTAGCAGTACGCCGTATCTCAGGCATTGCTCCACGAGCATACTCTGAAATACCAGAAACCGTATTTATGTCTTGTTCGATGATATCCGAATACGCATAAATTTCAGGGCTGATAGGCACCTGCGGCATGGGGATAACAACTTCATTCAAAGGCCGGTTCTCGTCTACAACAGGAACCATTCGACCATCTTCTTCGGATTCTAAAGCCTCACGGCCTTCAGGTCCGAAAGAACGCTCATGGTAAAGATATTTTCTGGCGTAACGCTTCCTATCGTTCATCAACTGAGAACGAGTTTTGTCGAGCTCTAATTGCAAAGACTCGATAGATTCCAAATCACCTATCGGATAGAACTGGCCTGGTACATCGTAGTTTCGAAGCATCGTAAATGGATGCCCGTAGGCGTAAGGCATTGCAACAGGGTCCACAAGGAACTCGTCGCCACCTTCAGCATAAACTGCGACAGTGCTTGCCG